TCGCTCCGAACAACCGTGGTGTAGCCTTGGACGTTCAGTTTGTACTTGGCAAAGAAACGGCTTAGATACCGTTTCAGATTCGAGTCGGCGTACATGACCAACTCGGTCGTTTGCCCCAAGTTATCGAACCTACTTTGCAATAGGTCGATCAAGTTTTCCTCGGTGAACCCAGGGGTCGACATTGCCGGGTCACCGTACAGGGTGCCGGTAAATATCTGTTTCGTGGGTGTCAAAAACATTGCCGGGATCGCAGTTTGCGTGTCGGTTTGGACAAGCGCTGCCCCGCTGCTTCCGATGGAAATACCGTCGTTAATTATCATCCCTAAGCCTTTGAATTGGTAGCCGACTGTCGCGCTTCCCGTTTGGGAATCTTGGTCGTCTAAATAACGGACTTCCACGTCCCGCTGTTGTTCCTGCGTTTTCTTAGTCACTTGTTTGACGTATTTGCCAAAATCCGCGGGCGCGACGTTAACTTCGTTCGCTTCCCGGGTGACGTGCGGTGTGCGCCAGAACTTTTGGGGCCGGTTGAACAGTTGATACTGTTGATCGCTTTCAAACGTCGTCGCATCAATGCCCTCCGGGATCCCGACAGTGGAACGGCCGTCCATTACTTCAATGGCCCAGGAATAGAGAAGAATGTTTTTTAACTTCTCGCCTTTCCTGATTCGGGAAGTGACCGGTGTCTTTCGGACATCAGATTGCAAATAGGCGTCACTCAAATCTTCCCGAACGATTTGGTTGCCCGTAAATACTCCTGCCATAAAGGCGGAATCCTCCTTTTAGAAAAAAATGAAGGTTGTTTGGAGAAAGAAGCTTTTTAAATCAAGGCCGGTTGGTGCGGGCCGCGCTTTTGGCGCAACGAGGCGCTGATGAAAGCTTCCATGCTTTCAGGTGTGCCTTCTTTCCGCATACGTTCCTTGGCTGCTTCAATTTCCGCATTTGAAGTGGTGCCCACTTCATCGGCCGGCGCGCTCGGCATCGGTGTTGGAACACGTCTGGCCGGCCCGCCCGGAGCGACTCGGATCCTCGATTGCTCGACTATTTTTCGAGCCGCTGAGGAAACTCTGCCCGGCGCTGCTGACGCGGGCGCGGTCGCTCCATTTGCTCCACTCCTACTCAATCGGTCCCGGCGATAAGCCAAAAAATCTCCGATCATCATTAGATAATCGGGAAACCGGCGGATCTCGGGCATGATTTGAACAATCTGCAAAGCCATTGCGTTGGTCTCGGCGTCTTTCCACAGCTCCGGATGTTCGGTCGCCGCTTCCTGAGCCGCTTGCGCTTGGGCCTGTAACAGAGTGAGTTTCGGTGGAACTTGATTGTTTAGAATCCGTTCCGCTTTGATCTTCATATCCGCGAGCTCGGCTCTGGAATAAGTGTGACGGACTTCGTTGCCCGCCTCGTCCCTACCCAAAAGAACGTCGGTAGCGCTTGTTTCATCGGCTAACCCACGTTCAGCGAACTCGCGCAGATCGGTGTAAAGTTTTGCGGCTTGCGCCAGTTGCGGGAGCGTAATCACGTCGGCTAAGGGATCCTGTTCGCTCGGCCTCGCCGTAGCAGCCCCGCGCGCTTGAAGCTCTTGATTTAGCTCTTGCGCTTTAACGGCCCACTGATTTGCGAGTAACCGGGCTTGATCCCGTTCGGCCAACACTTGATCCCGCTGGCTTAAGGCTTGGTCGCGCTCGACTGTCCGTTTGCGCCGTTTATCAGCTTCTTCGGCGACCCTGGCTTTGGCCGTTTTCGGCCATTGCACAGGAACCGGTGCTTCATCTTCGGGCGGCTGCCCTTCGGGTTGACCTTCAACCTTTGGCGGCTCTTGGACAACAGGCGCGGGCTCGGTAGCCGGCGGCGCGGTTGTCTCGGTCTCGGGCGGTTGTGCTGGCGGCGGTGTCAGGTCAGGTGGTTCAGCCGGGGGAGTTGCCTCCTCCTGGCCAACAACCTTTTGGCCTTTCATTTCCGCCAGGACCGCGCCGAGAAGCGGCGTGACCTCGTAAACTTCTTCTTGCTGCGGAGATTCCGTTTCTAATGCGGATCCTTCGGACTCGACCGTTGCCTCGGCGCCCTGCGCTTGGTTCACGGGCATACTACAACCTCCCCATGATGAGAACCAGTGTTCGTGTTCGTTAGGCAACAACTGTCGCCCAAAACTTGTTGAACACAGAAGGACATTTAAAAGCTGCTACGCCCAAAGCCTTTTTAGGTCAAACAGATTTAATTGAGCCCCACATGGTGTCATAAACATCGGCATTTGATCGGGAAGTATTTGCAAGGCGATTAGTCCACCCTTTGTTCGCCCACACTTTTCCCATCCAGCTTTAAGATAACAGCGACCCCAATCACGTTTCTTGCGAACTTTATCCGTATTAATGAACGTGACCATTCCAAGTTCGGGTGGTTCGCCCCAGAACCATTTCGTTGCGGCAACAGCCTCCGTGATTAAATCGCTGCTTAAAATGTTTGATTCATTTCGGAAGCAAGAACAGATCCAAGCCCCAGCCCAATCATGCTTAACGTATTCTGCAAAAGGCCACGACGAAACCCAAAGCGCATCAGCATCCGGGGTTAAAAGAACCATGCAGCGCCCAGGTGGAACGAATTGAGGGGAGCCTGGCTTCCTTCGATTGTAATGCCGGTCAGCTATTTTTGCCGCGATTGGATCAAACCGGTGAGATAACCGCCAGTGCATTTTCAAACACTTTTAATTGCGACACCTTTTTCCCGACGGCTGAGTAATTCGCGCTGCAACGCGTCCAAGTGATCCCAACCGCACACTTCCCCGATCGCGCTATCCTTGTTGTTAGCCGCGACCGCGCTGGCCGCGCCCCGAATCGCTTCCTGTTTTTGTTGCTCGATCACCTGCATCAGCGCTTGCCAGATAATGTCGCGCTCGTCCAAGCCAAGAGCGATATTGATTTCTTGCTCAGAAAATTCGCGCCCGAAAACCAGGACGATCTGTTTGGACGCCATTAAGATCACGCGGCGGGCAAGGCCGAGAGCTCGGGCGCCATTTGCGGTTGAAACGTCTTAGTCGACAACGACCGGCCGATCATCGGGTTTTGTTCGTACTGCTGGATCTGGGCCTGGAAAAACTTGATCCGGTTTTGAATCAGCGCTTTTGAATCCTGCGGCAGCGATGCCATGCGCCCCGGCATGTTCGGTTGCTGCATAATTTCCATCATCTTTTGGTAGCGCACCTTGTGGTTCCCGTAGATCGGTTTGGTCGGCTCAACCCCGGACAACATCTTGGCAAAAGCGTTTTCTTCGTCCCCGCGCTCGCGCTCGATCGCTTCCGGGCTCGCCTGGTCCTGGGCGATTTCGTCCGCAATATCGGGGTCGACAATTTCCATGGCCGCTTTGAAGACCAAGCCTTCTTGCTTAAACGGCATCAGCTTGGCGAACAGATCCATTTTGTGGGTTGCGTAATCTTCGTCGAACATCCGGGAATCGAACGTGATCGAGATCTGATGTTTGCCCTGGATTTCTTCTCTCGATACGTTCCACGGTTGCCCGAGTTTACCGACGATCCGGGCGACTTCTTCGTCGGAAAAGTACTGTTGCGCGAGTTGAAAAGTCTGTTCGGCGGCTAGCTCCAGTTCGCCCAAGATTTCGCCGGCTAGTTCTGCCCGGCGCATCTGGACAAAGGATGGATCAGATTGTTTACCGACCATGTAAATCGAGTAACGCCGGTCCAACCGGCTCATCACCATGTTAATGATCTCGACCGGGGTTTGATCGACCGGCGGGATGGACAAAAACTGGACTTCTTGGGGCCGGTTAGCGCCCATGACCGCGCCGGGGAGCGGGGTGTTCTTGATCGTTTGCACCCTTGAATAGGGGACAATCATCGGCGGCTGGAGCACGATCGAGGTCCGGTCGCTAATCCCGTCTTGCTGGATCTTGATGTCTTGTTCGTCGGTGTAACATTCGTCCGCGATCCCATGGGATTTTAGCATCTGCGCGTCCTCATGGGTCCGGCGCATGACGATGCACGGATATTGGCCGTGCTGGTAAGGGTGAACGGTGTGCGACGCGTAAAGCGGGTTACTCCCCTTCCCCTTGGCCAGGGGTTGAAAGACGGTTTTGTAAATAATCGGGACACCGTTTGTGATCGCGCGATTGTAAAAATGATGGAGCTCGATCAGTTCCCGGTAACTCTTTGTCGGGTAATGATGCCACCAATCCCATTGCCAAAGCTCGCTTTCGCCCTTGTGTTTAACCGCTTCGTTGATGAACTCTTTGTCGTAGCCCTCGGTCACTTCTCGGTCGCGCAACTCGGTCTCGGTCACCCATTCCCGCCGGCTAAGCCAACGGCTCTCCTGCAAATCGGTTGTCTCACTCGGGAACAAGAGATCTATCACCGGCCGACAGGCGGTCCAGCGCGGTTTGTTCGAGATCAAATAAACGACCGGGAACCGGGCGACCCCTTTTTCGCGCAGATCCCGGACTATTCCCCGGGCTTGCGGTTTGGTCAGGATCGGGTTTAACCCTTGCAGAAGCACGGTCAGATTATCTTCCTGGTTTTCGTCGGTGAGAGCGTCCAGGAGCATTGTCATCATTGGTTGCGCCTGAGATTGGCCGTTCTGCCCGCCCCCTTGGCCTTGCATCGCTTGAATCGCCTGGTCGATGTCGTCCAATGAAATATCGTGAAACTCCATCCTCCGTTTTTGTTCCCACTCGATCCAGAGAAACGACACCCCGAACTCGAACCGCCACCACCAGGCGAGCGGAAGCTCATGGAGTAAATCGGTCCGCATGTGGGTGTACAAAATCCATTGGAGCACTTTGGTCGCCAAGGACGATTGCCGGCCGGCGACCATTGGCCGCAGCGCTTTGGCCTGGGCTTTTGCGTTGAAGAACGCAGTCTTAGCAAAGGTGACATGCTCTTTTATCAACATGTAAACGATCCGGGTCCGTGCGTCGGAATTGCCGCACCAAACCGCGCGACCATTGCGCCGGACATAAAGAGTGTGGAACGGCGGGACATTCACACACGCGAACGGTTGCGGATCCTTTAGCTCGATAAATTGGGCAAAAAGTTTCCTGGTCTGGACAACTTTCTTGGAATTAATCATAACAACGTAGTGAAGCGAATCGCTTTTGATCTGCCGTCCCCGAATCATCCCGCCAGGACGCGGAAGCCGGATTGAAATAGACGCGCGTTTCCCAATCAGTTGCGCAATAATCTGAATCTGATCCGCTAAAACTTTTGAAACGGTATAATAAATCGTATGCCCGTTTTTCTTGATATGGCCGTCGCCCGCAATCAGTCGAGCAAGAAGCTCTTTCAAAAGATCGGGGTGATAATCGAACACATGAAGCGGGATCTGTTTTTCCTTGCACCCACCCAAGCGTTGCAGTTCTTCCCGAAACTTGATAGGCAAAGCAACTGAATGAAGCCAGTACGTGTTCCCGTTGTAATTCCAGGTTACGCCAGCCTCTTTCAAATCGGATTCTAAGAGCGAACACTTGGCAGATTTTCGGGACTGCGCGATACCGACGCTCATCCCGTTATTCATCGAACCTTCGGCAATGTACCAACCCAGGAGCCGGAGATAAGATTTGGGATCAAGCCCGTAAACTTTCTCAGGAACAACCCCGTCCGACTTTGAAGTAAGCGGAATCCAGTAATCGGTTATTTTTTGCGCCAAACGCAGGGCAGGAACGAATTTCTGTTTCCCGCCCCTGTTTATCACCACCATGTTGTGATTGGGCGTGACCAGCAGATCAATACTTTTCCCCTTTAGTTCAACCGCGTAAGGATAAACGGTTTTAGTGACATCGCTGACCGGCCGGTAAGAAGCGTCACCGGTTTCGCTTCTGGTTAAGACCAGTTCGCCGACTTTTACATCGTCAACCCTTCGCCAGCCGTATTGAGTAAGAATCTCGGTGTCCAACGACAGGCAAGCTCCCTCCCATGGAAACGGCTCTTTGTCGTCAATTTGATCGGCGTGTTTGCGGCCGTCCATCGTTTGCCCGCGCCACCGGGACCGGGCGATGTGCCGGGCGCTCTCCATCCGTTGATAAAAGTAATCGCAATCAATCTGCGCTTGCTCGATCTCCAAGGTTATCCCGGCAATATCGGGTTTAGCGTCAACCGAATCGACAAGCTCGATATTGTGCGGGTCAAAATCCATGTCCCAAATGGTATCTGCATCTACGCAATCCAACGATTAAACGATGCGCTTTAGCGCTGTTATCAGGATAATGTCCGTAGATCGCCAAGTATTTTCGCTCTTTCTCGCACAACCGTTCCCAGGCTTTCCAAAGCCGACCATATCGCCACTGCCAAAATTTCATTTTCAAAGAGCCCGCATGTTCGGCAGTTCGAGCCGGCTGCGCAGGAGTTCAATCGCGCTGGCGAACACTATCTGGTTGCAGGAAATCGGGTAAACCCAATTTCGTCGCACGTTCGAGGGCGCACGGTCGTAGAGCACCATTTGTTCTTCGATCATGTTTTGGAGCTCATGCAAATCCAGCGAGCGCAGCGCTCGCTGGATCGAGTCAATGTCGCAGATCAAACGTTGCCGGCGGGGGTCAATCTCGAGTTGCGGCGGCGAAGGTTCGCCCAAGAAAATGTTAAACACCTAGTACCCCCTGTTTGAGCGGTTTAACCGGCTCACTCGGTCGAGCCGGTTTCTCGATAACCGGGAACCGGCCGGGAAGAACCTCCTGGTCGGGCGCTTTCAAAAATTGGTCCCGGACCTTGGCATCTTCCCCGGTCAACGACATCAAAAACTGGCACACGTCCCTTACAAGCTCGCTCCGTTTAATCTCCAAGGAACCGTGCCCCTCTATATATATACGGGTGAACCGCAACTCGAGCTGCGTTCGTTTGCCCCCGCCCAGGTCTTGCAACTCGCTTTTAACTATTACGCCCGGGGTCATAGGCTTTACAGCCGGTGCTCGCTTTGGTGCATCGGCCGGGTTTGGCCTTGCGCGTTCGTTCCCAAAATCCGCATCCTAAGCGTTGTCCCGCGTTTCGCCCCGCCGTAATCGAATCCTTTTGGATCCCGAAACCATTTGACCACTTCGTCCCAGCCTCCGCCCAAAGGATAATCGACTTTCTGTTTCGTGCCCTCTTTGTCTTTCACGTCCCAGTACTCGACCTCGTATTTCTGAATCGCTGCCGTTGGATCTTTTTCCATATTAGTTAGTAACTCCCCCCGCCCACCCAGGCGTAAGCTTCTTCATTGATATAATCAAACCGGGCCAGGACCGCGTAACGCAACGCGTCGATGCAATCTTTGCAAGCGCCGTGAGTTTTATCTTTCCCGGTCCACTCTTTAAGCGCGTAGATAAGGTTGGGACAGTTGGCCGAGACAAAGAGCTTGGGTTCGTTAAGCCGGGAAAGCGTTGGCGAATAAACACCAAGATCAACCTCTCTATCGTAGTCGAGCAAATCTTGGATCAGCCCGACTCCTTCGTCAATCGCGACCCCGCTCGCGGCCAGAAATTCTAGGCCGACTTCGCGCATCTGCTCGATCAAGGTAGTCGATCCTTCCCTGGTTGTAGTCGGGGTCGCCCCGTAACGCGAATCCATCCAGCGCTCCTCAACCCTTTCTTTTCCTTCCAACCTTTCGATTTCAGCCTTGTAACGGTCGAGGCCAAAAGAAAAAGTGCGTTGAGCCGGTCCCGGCA